ATCAGAATCGCAGCCAAATCGGATCCACGCATATCATACGTCATCTATAACGGGCGGATATGTTCAAAAATTCTAAATTGGAAATGGCGTAAATACAGAGGTATTAACCCGCACCGCTCACATCTGCACTGTAGTTTTACTAAGGCAGGCGACAAAGACGGCAGAGAATTCGACATACCACTACTAGGGGGAAAAATATGAAGATAACAAAGAAGCAGAAAGCCATACTAAAATCCTATGCACGTGGGGTATTAGTATCTTTTTTAACATTTTTAGCAAGTAATGAATTAGGTTTAGATCCAGCACTAGCTGTAATAGTTGCAGCTTTCGCTGGTCCAGCAGTTAGGGCTTTAGACAAATCCGATGTAATCGGTACTAATGAAAAATGAGTCCAGCGGAATGGGCTGGCTTTGGCGCTGGTATTTGCGCAGTGCTGAGCGCAGGGCTAATAGGATTACGTTTCTTAGTTAAAGGTTGGTTAAACGAACTACGACCTAATGGTGGATCTAGTATGAAGGATCAACTAACTAGATTAGAACAGCGTGTCGATGATCTATTCCTTATCATGAATAAGCGACAATAGCAATATGGCAACCGCACGCAAGCGTAAGAAGGTTAATAAGCGCAAGGGTAAATACACCCATGAGCAGATTAATACCAAGTTAGATACCTATGCCATCTCGTTGCGTGAGTTTTATTTAAGCCTAAGACGTGCAGGATTTCCAGTAGATCAAGCTCTAGGGATGTGCGATAAAAACGTATTCCCAGACTGGATAGCACCAACTAGTCCAGACTTTGATCCAGTTAATCCAGACCATAACCCCTACGAAGATGAGGATGATAATTAAGCGTTGGCTAGTAATCAGCGATTTACAAGTACCATACCATCATGAGCAGGCAGTTAAGAATGTTATTAAGTTGGCAAGACGTGAGAAGTTTGACGAGGTTTTATGTGTTGGTGATGAGATCGATTTTCAAACCATTAGCCGATGGGCTGAGAAAACACCTTTGGCTTATCAACAGACCATACACCAGGATCGTGAAGAGTGTAAACAAATACTGTGGGATCTCGGAGAGTACAGCCGAGAAATGCACATTATCCGCAGTAATCATAGTGATCGCCTTTATAGCACTTTATTAAAAACACCTGGATTAATCAGTTTGCCAGAGCTGCAATACCCTAAGTTTATGGGCTTTGCTGAAATGGGTATGACCTACCATAAGACAGCTTATGAGTTTCACCCTGGCTGGGTTCTTTGCCATGGCGACGAAGGTAGCATGAGCCAGCATGCGGGCATTACTTCATTAAATTTAGCCAAAAAGTATGGCAAATCCGTAATTGCGGGGCATAGCCACAGGCTGGGCATGAGTGCCTATTCAGAGGCCATAGGAAGCCATTACAGGCCCTTATATGGCGTTGAGGTAGGAAACCTTATGGATCGCAGAAAAGCCTCTTATATCCGCTATGGAAGCGCTAATTGGCAGATGGGCTTTGCTATACTAGAAGCCACAGGCAAGAATCTAACTCCTACCCTCGTACCTGTAAACAAAGATGGCTCTTTCACAGCGCTTGGCAGGCATTACAGCTAATAACGTTACCAAATCGTTATCAAATATAGGCCTTAAATAATCCACAAAGTCGTACACAGATGTAACACTATTGCTATGCCACAAAGCGTGAGCATAGAAAGTAGGGCTACATGTACACAGAGCTGAAAGACTTTGGGTATTTAATTATGTGGGGAGTGGTCGTAGGATTATTACTTACCTGGGCTATTGGCACATATATCGAAAACGTCAAAACTATACATTACTGGCGAGGCCGTAAAGATGGCTGGGATATGCATAGAAGGATGGTCGATAACGATGTCCACAACAACTGAGAAACTATTTGCAGATGCAGTCACACTTATACATGAAAGAGGGATGCATTACGGCCACCCAGCGATCCAAATGGATCGAATTGCCAAGTTGTGGTCTGCGTATCTCAATTTCCCGATTACATCAAATCAAGTGGCAAGCTGTATGGCACTGCTCAAACTCAGTCGTAGCGTTGAGAGTCCAGAAATTGACGATCACTACAAAGACGCAGTGGCATATATTGCCATATCAAAGACCTGCCAAGAATACATGCAAGACAAAGACTTTCAGTGGGAGCAATAATGGCATTTAACTTAGATGATTATGAAACAGTTGAAGAACGATTAGAAAAATGGTGGAAAGATAATGAAGATGGATCTATTCAAACAGAACTTATTAATCGCCCAAATTCTAATCCAGATGAATTTGTGTTTGTGGCTCGCTTATACCGAACTACGGCTGATGCGACTCCAGTTGCGACTGGTTGGGCATCGGAGATCCGCACTGGTTCGAGCTTTAATAAGTTTGCTTGTGAGCTTGCAGAAAGCAGCGCAATTGGTCGGGCTTTGGCAAATTACATCTATTCGAAAAAAGGTGCAAGACCTAGCCGAACAGAAATGCAACGAGTTGCTAATACTTCAAGTGGAGCAGTTTTTACAGTCGAAAACAAGCTAGAAGATCCAGTGCAATGGACTACTACCGATTGGGTTGCAGCTGTGCCAGATACACCTAAGCCACCAGTAGATTGCTGTAGTCACGGCATGACCCTACGCACAGGTGTTAGCAAAACAACTAAGAAGCCTTTCTATGGTTATGTATGCCTCGGTAACATTAAAGAGCATGCTAAATGGGCATCTCAAACCAGCACAGGCGCTTGGTACTTTAAGGATAAGGAGTAATCATGGGATACATCGCATTTATCAACGGCAGTGGAGTTACTGTCGAAATAGATGATAATGGTGTGCATCTAGTCAAATCTGTTATCACATGTGAGATGTGTGGCGATGACAGGGTTTTCAAAGATGGCACATGCTTTCGATGCCACGAATTGATAGCTCGTGACTAAATTCAAATGTAATGGGTGCAGTCGGAAGACCGAGTTCTTATGGCTAGACCAAATTGATTTGGCCGAAGGCTACAAAGCCTATCAGTGCATGGACTGTGGCTGTGTGGGCGTAAAAAATGTAGCAGAAGCTTTGGATGTGCCTGATAAGGATATATCCAGATGTGATAAGTGTGGTATGTGGAAATTTATAGCCGTGGACTGCCACACTTGTCAGTTAATAAGTGCTAAATGAAGCCATACTATGATGATGAATTTATCACCCTTTACAACGCGGACTGTGTAGCAAACAACGACTGGGCTGCACAGGCCCATGTAATGGTAACTGATCCGCCTTATGGCACAGGCCAAATGGGTTATGGCCGTGGTGGTAGGGAAATAGCAAACGATTTAGATACCAGGGTTAGAGATGAAGCTTTGCAGCTGTGGGGCGATAAACCCTATGCCATGTTTGCTAGTGGCAAAATGCCCAGCCCTAGTTTTACCTGGGATCACCAGTTAATATGGGATAAAGCCGTTGCAGGGATGGGCGGTAAAGTACGTTACCAGCATGAATTGTTATATGTGTACAAATACGGACAAATAGGTAATGGCTTTAGTGTTATACGTGTATCTAAAGAATTGCATTTAACAAAACTACACCCACACGCTAAGCCGCCTAGTTTAATGGCCATGATTGTAGGGGCTGCACCAGAAGGTGTAATTATTGATCCGTTTGCTGGTATTGGTGGCACACTTATAGCTGCTAAGCAATTAGGGCGCAAGGTTATTGGTTACGAACTAAACATAGAATATTGCGAGGTTATTGCTAACAGGGCAGCACAGGGGGTACTTATATGAAAATACTTAACTTATATGCGGGTTTAGGCGGTAATCGTAAATTATGGGGTAATGAACATGAGATAGTAGCTGTAGAATACGACCCTGCTATAGCTGCAATATACAAAGATTTATATCCTAATGATCAGGTAATAGTCGCTGACGCGCACGAATACTTAGCCTACAATTACCGCAATTTTGACTTTATATGGTCAAGTCCACCTTGCCAAACCCATAGCAGTTTCAGGTTTAACATTGGAGTAAGGTATCGAGATATTATGGCTAAATACCCAGATTTAACTCTATACGAGGAAATTATCTTTTTACGTTACCATTCAAAAGCTAAATGGGTTATAGAAAATGTAAAACCTTATTATGAACCTTTAATTAAACCTGATGCTGTACTTCAAAGGCATTATTTCTGGTCTAATTTTCATATTCGGGAGCTAAAGTTCAAAGCCGATAAAATACGTTCGGCTCAGATTCCTGATTTGCAGCTATTACACGGAATCGACTTATCTGATTACAAAATACCAGAAAAACGCCAGTTACTTAGGAATTGTGTTTATCCACCATTGGGATTACATATATTGGAGTCTATATGAGTGAGGCTGGTTATGATTGTACTTGGATTGATCAGTATGAATTTGTGCCATTCTTCGCCACGCCGTCTGACCTGCGATTATCTTACAGGATTTGACACCATATGATACGCTCTAGATCGCATTCGCCCTCAAGGCGAAAAGGCGAGCCCCGTAGGGGATTGCTCGCAAGGTGCACGCTAGTTGGCACCGCTCTATTTGTAGCACAAATTGTTGGCCTTGAAAGAGCTGAATCTCGTGAATTACATAAACCTACTTATTACAAGCAATATGCTTTCATACAGTTAAATCATTCATTCACAGAGTTCTATTGCTTAGATGAGTTGTACCACTACGAGTCACGTTGGAATCCAAGCGCTCGCAATGGCTCACACTATGGCATACCACAAGGTAGATCTAAGTACTTGGCTAAGGTAGATGGCTTTAAGCAAGTAGACTGGGGTATCAAATATAACTTACATAGATATGGTTCAATGTGTAAAGCATTAAATCATTTTAAGACTAAAGGATGGCATTGAGTAAAAGAGCTATAGGTAGTGGCAAGTGGCAGAAGCTGCGCATACAGATACTCGATCGTGATGGGTGGACATGCGTAAGTTGCAACAGGCCAGCACATACAGTTGACCACATCATACCTAGAGTTAAGGGTGGTGACATGTGGAGTCCAGACAACCTACAAAGCATGTGTAAATCATGTAATAGCGCTAAAGGTGGGCGTTTTTTTAATAGCATGCCGAC